AAATATTGATGCCGATCAGAACACGATAACCAATATCAGTAACTCATCAGTCAAGACCGGAGCAGCCATTGATGTCACCAAAGTCGGAAACGGGACAGTCAATAACACCAAATTCGGTTACCTAAGTTCACTTGATGGTGACATTGCCACAAAGTTTTCAGGATATGTTCCATATTCTGAAACAAATTTGGTGACTCTTGAGAATAGTAGCGTCGGTAGTGCCAATCATGTTAAATTTCAGGTGACTAAGTCACATAGTGGTGCCGATACTTATAACCTTGGAGTAGATGCTAATCCAGTCAAACTTTTGGCCACCAGCGAAAGTGGTACCAATAGACAAGCCGTTGTAATAAGTGATGCCGATGTCACAGATAAAACCGTTTTCGGTGTTGCAACTAGTACAGACTCTGGATCAACTTGGAACCCCAGACTCACAGTCTTACAAGGAGGACAGGTCGGAGTAGGGGTCAATAATCCAAACAACACACTAGAAGTTGACGGCACAGCAAGCATAACCAGTAATTTGAGTATTGGTGGCAATGTAACTGTCAATGGAACAGTTGATGGACGAGATATTGCAACCGATGGAGGAAATTTAGATTCCCATATGGCGGCTTCAAGTGGTGTCCACGGCGTAACAGGAAGCCTAGTCGGAACCAGTGGAGCTCAGACCTTAACTCAAAAAACCTTTGGAGACAATCTTGACCTGGGTGGGAATAAAATCATCAATTTGGCCACTCCTACCAATGACGGGGATGCTGCATCTAAAAGTTATGTTGATAATGTCGCATCCGGTCTAGCTGTCAAAGAGTCAGTAGTTGCTGCTAGTAATGGCTCTAATATCACTTTAACAAATTTAAGTAATGGTGCAACACTTGACGGGGTCACTCTTGCCACTGGCGATCGTGTTTTACTTAAAAACCAGACTGACACAACTGAAAATGGCATTTATATAATTGCTGTGTCGGGTGCACCATCTCGTGCCTCTGACTTTAACACTGGAGATGGAGTTGGCGGTACTTTTGTCTTTGTTCAACAAGGTACCACCAGCGCCGATAGTGGTTGGGTTTGCACAACCGATGGTCCCGATGATATAGTTGGCACGAATAACCTTAGTTTCAGTCAATTTAGTGGGGCAGGTAGTATTTCAACTGGAGATGGTCTCCAGAAAAGTGGTAACGTCCTCAGTGCAGATCTCAAAGCCAATGGCGGTCTCTCCATCGAAAGTGGCAAAATCGCAGTTGATCTGGGCGCTACTAACCTAAGTGGTAACTTAGGAGTTGTAAGTGGCGGTACAGGTGCCACAACATTTACTGCCAACTACTTTATTCAAGGCAATGGTACAGGTGCACTCTCAAGTACAAAGGCGGCTCCTAGTGGTGATGTAGTGGGTACCACTGATAGTCAGACTCTGATAGGCAAAACTATAAGTGCTAATAATAATACTATTACCGATTTGACATCCAGTGATGTAGGATTAGGGAACGTGGCCAATACAAAAAACAATTATGCTGCTACGACGAATCCCAGTACAAGTGATGACAGTGGCCAGGGATATACAGTGGGGTCTGTCTGGGTCAATACAAGTAATGGAAATGTTTACCAGGCCACTAGTGTGGCCACTGGAGCGGCAGTTTGGACGCAATTGAATAGACAATTTAGTAGCTCTGATATGATTGAAATTAGCCGCGGAAATGATAATTTCTATGCGGTCAAATCTAGTACATATGCCAGTGTCCGGAATATTATTTTCCGGGGAACTGGATCAGTAACTCCAACTGCTATCAAATTAATGATCAAGATCGATAACGCGGCGACCACCGCAAAGGTGAAAATAGTTGATATTACCAATAATCAAGATATAGGAGAAGCTACGGCACTTGGAACTGCAAATACTATGACGATTGAATCACTTGGAACACTTTCAAATCTTAGCTCCAGTGAAGCAGTATGGGAGATCCAGTTATGCGGTAGCAATGCAACTAATTATACCTATCTTTATAATGTAGCGATTTATTATTAGAGGTGCATTTGCAACTATGGAAGGGGAGCGAGCAACACGTCTTTAAGACCTCCTCTGGAAAATTAAAGAATACTGTTCTCTATTTATAGAAAAAAAATTATCAAGTTATTCCCAATCATTTCTTGCGAGTTGAACCAACCAATAATTAGCAAGTATATATTTCAAAAACGAATAAGTTGGCTTAAAAAATGACTTAATTTTGAAAGAGTGGTCAAGAATTCATTCTTCCAATAGAATGCTTTAAAAAGAGGTTAAGATTGATAGTTCGAGACCCACCTCGTTCAGATTTTATAATAGAGTCCAAATAAGCAGTGAATAGATCGACGGGAGTAGGTAATATTTGCGTGAAAGTATGAAAAATAGATTGCATATATTCTACCAAATATACCAAATTTCTAAAGTTTAGCAAGAATAAATTCTTGACTACTTTCTTAACTACTTTCTTGGCTACATCTAAGTTATATCAGTGAACTTCGTCAAATGTATATAGAATAATAAGCAAGGATTCAATGGAATTGATGTAATTCTCAGAGATAAATATTCTCTCACTAGTCGCCCGTAGGACGGGAAGCCAAATTTTGGAATGCTCGGAAAATTTTTCTCAGAATTTTTTTTGAGAAAAATTTTGGATTAACCAAAATCTGATGGCAATTCATACTTAAACTTTCACCAATACAATCAAAACTTTACCTTAATCGAAAACGGATATTTTCGGATAATTTTGAATCTTTTCGGATAATTTTGAATATTTTCGGATGTAAATCATCATTTACAAATTACTTTACCGTTAAGTAAATATTTACTGCAAGATTCGTAGGCTTTTAATGGTATAACTTATTATATTATAATAAGTTGACTTTTAAGAGGTTTTCCCGAAAATCACTATCAATATTAGCTAAACCTATAATGTTTTTATTAAGACTTTTGACATTAACTTGAGTATTCTTTTTAATGATATCAATTACTTGCTTCTTCATCTTGTTAATATCCGACTTAGTCAATTCTTTTTTCATATCATTATACAACATCAAACAGTGTTCATGTAAATAGTATTTATTATCATGAATATAACCTGGAACTAAATCATTGTTTTCTTGATGATAACTAGTTGGATATACTTCAAAATGTGCTAAAAACTTATAATAATTATTAAGTTGGAGTTTGTAAGAGTTCAGATCATAAAAACTTATATTTTTGTCGATATGAATTCGCCTTAACATGAATTTCTCATAGTTTTCCAAATAGTAATCTCTAATAATCGTAATAATACGCTTGATTCCAGCCTCCATTAAATAACTTTCCCATTCATCATCATGATACATGTGGATCTTGTTGAGTTCCTCATTAAAAAGCAGATTCATATGCTCGTAATTATTACCACCAATTTGAACACTTTCATCTATTATTTCCAAAAAATTATCGGTTGCTAATTCAAATCGGAATCGATATTGATCATCCTGTAAGCGTTGAATTCGAGTTGCATGTTTTTGTTCGACCTTTTCACCGTAACCTAACAAATTTTTCCCATTGTGTTCTAAGATTGTTCGAATTTTCTCTATATTTTCCATATCAATTACCAAATTCTGATTAAAGACTGGGCTATGTTTTGGTTCTACTTTAATTTCATATATTCGATTATTCATAATTTCCTCTTTGATCTCGTCTGTCAAATCCAACTTATTTTTAACCGCCGGACATGGTTTCTTATTTTTATATAAATGATTTCTCATACTTGATTTATGTGCGGTTTTATAACCACACCGGATACACTCATACAGTGGTTTTTGGGACATTATAAATGTATAATATTATATTATTCTAAAATTGAGTTAACTCAATTTTATTCAAAAAAATCCAAAATTATCCAATTTCATTGATAATTTTTATTCGATAATTCCAAAAATATCAGAAGCGTTTTTGTTATTTTGGAATAGAATACCCTAACTATTTATAATATCAAGAACTAGGTGCAATCAATGAAAAAAATCATAAATTTGATAGTATATTATTTTTAGATGTCAAGTTATTCAGCAGCTTATCACGGTGATATTCTCGCTTTAGTTAAAAGCAACCAAAAAGAACGACATACCACATATGGTGCAGCATACAAAGGCAATTTCAACTGTCTACGGTTATGTGTACAACTGGGATATCCTTATGATACATTAACAGCTGCATATGCAGCATATGGAGGTCATTTGGACTGTTTAAAATATTTGTACAAGATAGGGTGTCCCTGGGATGTCAGGACAACTAATTTTGCAGCATGGAATAAACACTATGACTGTTTGGAATTCGCTATAGAACATGGTTGCCCATATGACTCTTACACAATCGATTTTGCTTTAAAATATCCAGAAAAACAATTTTGGCCTGATTACGACTAAGCAATAATCCGAGTTAAGTATAGCAAAGCTATTGCTAATAAATATAATATATAATGTTTTGGAAGCAAATGACAAGAATAATGACTTATTCTCCCAGAGTAGGCTCTAAATTACCAGATTTAGTCCAGGCTAGTTATCATCATTTGGGAAACGCTAGAACAAACTCTTTCTTGGAAAAAACAGTTTATCCTTTATATTGTGGAAGTAATGACAACGTAAAATTGGATCAATTACTTAGAGCACTACGAGGTCAGAATATCAAAACCATACTTCATTTGGCATCGGAAAGTCCTGAACTTTATAATGTACATGAATACACTGAGAACCTATCTGAGAAAATTAATTATCTTCAGCCTGGTGATATAGTTGCTATTAAGCTAACCAGTTTTTATCAGAAATACGCTCTGTTTACGGAAAATACAGAAATCACTCTATTACCAGATCTGGATGCTTTAATCAGAGCATGTCTAATGAAGGATCTTTACATAACAATTGACGCCGAAGAGTCAGAGTTAAATAGTACGATTATACGAGTTGTACATCAATTAATGCAAAAATACAATAAAAATTGTGTTAGGATTTTGGCCACTTATCAATGTTATTTAAAAAATACTATCAATGATATAATTAGTGCATTAGAAGAGGCAAAGACTAATAATTATTACTTTGGCGCCAAGTTAGTTCGAGGTGCATATTTAGAATATGAACGAGAAAAAGACAACGATTGTCCTTGCTGGGAAACAATCGAAGAGACTGCTCAGTGTTTCTTAGATGCTGTTGATTTACTAGTTACTAATAAATGTCCTATAATAGTAGCAAGTCATAACAATGAAGCCATCAGAACTATTAGTAGTAAATATCATAAAGAACAAATCAAATACGCTCAATTATTGGGACTTAACGACCAATTAACTCAGTATTGTGTAAATCACAAACTAAATGTTTATAAGTTCGTTCCTTATGGACCATCGGAAGTGGTCGTGCCTTATTTACTTCGTCGACTACAAGAAAATCGTGATCTTTTACAACATGCCGGAAAATAATAAAGAAAGTGACTATCTATCGCAACAATTAAGCAATGCATCTTGTACAATAAAACAATAAAAATTATAGACATAACAATACGTCCAACACTTTGGAAATATTGTTATGTTTCACGATGATCTATCGTGGATTCGACCACCTTAGAGAGAATGATAATACGACAGGGCAACGACCTCGTCAGAAAGGGACATCTTCGCTCCCCACAGCTAATGACCTTAATAAAGTGTGCTAGATCAGTGAATCAAACTCAAATCCCTCCTCAAGTATCTTGATTCCCAAGGATTCCCAATTTATCCCAATAATTCCCAAAAATTCCCATACGATAAATCCTCATCTATTTCATTTTTTCTAATTTTAACTCCATATTTAGGTGTTAGAGTTTGAATTTCAAAAATTCCAAATTTACCCCCCCCCTAAAAATTTTAAAAACTAAACCGTCTA